AGTGTATTTGATCCTGCAGGAGTTGATCCCAACACTGATCCATTTGAACAAGCAAGATTTGAAGCACAGTTGGCCAACGACCAACCTGCTGATACTAATTTAGATGTTGATCCACAGACTGACAATGAACTTGCAGTACAAGAAGCATACCAACAAGATCAAAGAGATCAACTGGCATCAGAAAATTTTGTTGAATATCCCCCACCAGTTGATACAAACAACAGTGGCGAAGGATTTGGCAATGTATTTCCAGATGGCTTTGGTGGATTTGTCAATGGCGATGGTCAGCCAGTTGACGCCAATGGATCGTTAATACCTACCGGTGATAATGTAACCCAATCAGCCGCACTGGTTGACCCTGGTACTGGCGGCGAAGGTTTTTCAGTTACCCCAGATGGCAATGGTGGATACACAGATGCAGCCGGAAACCCAGTTGATCAATTTGGCATGCCTATAGAGGCTGTACAACCCACAACCTACCCACCAGCAGATGTTGCAATCGACGGAGTTGGTGTCCAAGAAAATGGTGCTACTGTAGATCTTGGCCAAGGCGCTAACAATGCTGTGGCTGAAGAAGGTGCCCAGACTGCCGCAATGCGAACATCGGCACAAAAACAAGCCACAGTTCAAGCACGTTACAAGCAACCAGGCAACACCGACTGGCGTGTGAGATTGAGCCTTGGTCCAGGCGCCCAATATTTGTATAATGCTACCCCAGCTGGGCCACTGGCACCACTCAAGGCCAATGGTGGTACTGACGGTGTGATATTTCCTTACACACCAAGTATTACCACAACTTATTCAGCCAACTACGAACAGTATGATTTGATACACTCAAACTATCGTGGATTGTTCTACAAAAACTCTCGTGTGGGCGATATTCAATTGCGTGGAACATTCACAGCACAAGACACTACCGAAGCCAACTACCTGTTGGCAGTGATACATTTCTTTAGAAGTGTGACCAAAATGTTCTATGGTCAAGATGCCGAACGCGGCACACCTCCCCCAATCTGTTTGTTGAACGGCTTTGGTGGATACCAGTTTTCGGATCACCCAGTTGTGGTAAGCTCGTTTAATTACACCTTGCCCAATGATGTGGACTACATAAGAACAACCAATCCCAACAACTTTGGTTTGAATTTGGCCAATCGCTACAACCCATCAGGTGCCAGTTTGCCAGCAGGCGGTGCACTGGCTGGTGTGTATAGATTGCTAAATGCCATACCCGGGGGATTATCAAAAGGCGCATTGCCAAGAACTCCGGCACCTAACACAGTGGCAGGCAGTGTCACAAACAATGTGCCAGCCAGCTACGTACCAACCAAGATGGAAATAGACGTTACATTGATACCTGTACAATCACGCAGTCAAGTTAGCCAGCAGTTCAGCCTCAAAGGCTTTGCCAACGGTGACCTACTCAAAGGAGGATTCTGGTAATGGCACAATACGACGCAACCAGTCCATATTTTGAAACTCCTTACAGTCAATTTTTTCTTGACAGTATGGTCAATAGGCCCATACCCAAACAAAGTGACGATTTGACCTTTGTTATTAATACTACCTACCAGTATAGACCAGACCTGTTGGCATTTGACCTGTATGGCATTGCTGGCCTGTGGTGGGTGTTTTATCAACGCAACCCTAACACACTACAAGCACCTCCCATGGATTTCAAATCAGGCACCATGATCTACTTGCCAAAAATTACCACGCTGAAGTCAGCTCTGGGATTCTAATTTATGGCCACAGCTAGTCAAGCCGCACAAGATGATGCACCGCAAGGGCCTAATGCACCCGAGCAGACCCAAGTTGATGAGTTTGGCCGCATAGTACCAATATCAGACAATACTGCACCTACCAACGCAGATACTGTCACAACGTCTGATACAGGTGGTACCACAGGTACTGATGGACCAGTGCGCACTACTGAACAAACGCAAGCCACAGATCCATATGCACAAGGTATCAATGTCAGAGCCGAAGATGGCACACTGTCTAACTCTAGAATAAATCCTGAAACAGGCGAATTGTATGATCCAGGCGGCTTGCCTGGTGGAGTCGACCTAAAAACTCAGCCAGGTGCCGCGGCCCCCCCAGAAGATGGGGTGATGCCCAGTAAAGCAAATACTCAGGCTGACACAAATGCAGCCGGCAATGCATTAAAAATACAACCGCGTCCTAACCCACTAGATCAATTTGCCAGTTACACTTATTCTATATCAGTGTACCTACTGAGTGCCACACAGTACGAAAGACTATTGCGTAGCAAAACAAAAAAGATTGACGGATACTTTTTGCTATTCCAAGATGGCGGAGCACCTGTCAACCGCGGTGGTGAAAAACAAGGCATGGGGACTGCAGACATCTCTGCTGGTGATAGTGGACGTAATCCATTCTTTCCATACGACTACTATATTGATTCACTCACACTAGATACTAGCCCACTAGGCAAAGCCACTGGTGCCAGTCACATGACTGCCACAATGAAACTAGTTGTAAACGAACCCAACGGTATTACACTAATTGACAACTTGTATTCAGCTGTGGCCAATCTACAACAAAAAGATGGCAGCGGCAAAGTCAATTATACTGCGGCTGACTACCTGGCTGTGATACGATTCTATGGACAAGGTGCTGACGGCAATCCTGTACAGGTACACGCCAGCGGTGGCCCTGCAATTGAAAAATTTATACCATTCAAGTTGGCCGCAATCAACTGGAGTATTGGTAGCAAGATGGTTACCTATGAGTGGGACTGTGTGCCGCAAGGACAACTGATTGCAGGGTATACTGCTCGTGGATCTATTCCGCACGATATGCAAATTGCCAGCACCACCGTGGGCAAGTTGTTGGGAGGCACAGTGGCCTATGCTGGTACTGCGTCTGCGGCAGCCAATCCAGGACAATCAACTACAAACAGTTCTGTAGGTTATATAAGTGATGCTGAACAAATTGCAGCCGCTAATCTAGCACCGCCAACTGCCCAGGCCGCACCTACTTCTAAAAAAACTATTACACAAGGACTGATGGGCGCACTCACCAAGTTTCAAGAAGAATTAACTCTGCCACAAAAAGGACAAAGCGAAGCTATATTCAACATAGCCGACAGATACTTCATTAAATTTGTTGATGGTATCGGTTATGATGGCAAGGTAATTCCTGCATCAGCAATTGAAAATGCTGAAATTTTACCACAAAGCCCCAAAAGAGACAATACAACTACCGCGTCTGGACAACCAGCCGCTGGTAAAAACGGCGATGCTAAAAATCTCAATGGCAACCAACAAGCAATAGACAATGCATCTCACACTTTTAGTATCACTGCCGGACAAATGATCACACAGGCTATTGAACTTGCTATTCGTAACAGCAGTTATATTAAAAACCAAGCACTAGTAATGGAAAACAGTGACGGATATCAAGTGCCAAATCCTGACAAAAGAAATTCGCCTATGACATGGTTTAACATTATCATGAGTGCCGCACCACGCCCGGGTGGTATCGATCCCAAGCGCAACGATCATGCGTTTGACATTACCTATATTATTAAGCCTTACCGATTGCAAAATTTCAACAGCAAATATTTTCCACCTAGCAGATTTGCTGGAGTACACAAGAGTTATCCATATTGGTTCACGGGACAAAATACCGCGGTGGTCGAATATCAAGAAACTATGAATGCTTTGTATAGTATCACTGTGAGCGGTAGTGATCCTAAAAATAGTGCGGCAGCAAAAATACGCGAAGCCGCCACTTCGAGCCTGCGTGATATTGCCAAATACAATTACGCTGTGACCAGTGGACAAAGCACTCAAGGTTCTAGTGATACTAGGCTCAATGAAGTTTCAGCCAATGCGGCTGATTATTTGTTCAGCCCTGGTGATCTAGCCAATGCAAAAGTAAAAATCCTTGGCGATCCTGATTGGATACAACAAGGCAGTTTGTTTAAAGAAATCAAAGCAGGTGAAAGTCAAGTGGCCGATGCTACTGGATTTGGAGAAGACGGTAGTATCAGTTTTGAAACCGGAGATGTACTGTTTGAAATAGTATGGCAGCGCCCAGAAGATTATGATCTCAATACAGGTGTAGCAGATCCTTACGGTGGCGGGTACAGTGGCCGTGCCAACAAGTCACGAGAGCCTATCCAGAGCCGAGTATATCAAGTGGTTAAAGTTATTAGTGAATTCAGACAAGGTGCATTCTATCAAACTGTTGAAGGTACTCTATATCAATTCCCATTGCCTAGCAAGAAAAATACAGTTCAAGCATCCAATGGCGGTACTAACAGCACTGAATTAGATAATGCACGGGCACTTACTCAGGCTGGAAATTTAAGTGCTGCCGGTGCAAGAACAAACGCTAATCCTGCCAGTAATCTTCGAACTGCCCAGGCTTTGCAAAATAGAATACAAGGTACAGGCACAACCGATCCACGCTCGTTGTTGAGTGCTGACGGTGGAACAGCGGCCATGATGGGCGCACAACAGTCCGCTGGAAAACAAGCGTCACCTTTGATTCCTTCGTCTACAACAGGGCAAACAACAATAGACGAGAATGGACAAATAGTACCTGTTGGTCGTGCTGGACCACCACAGCCGGTGACAGATGATTACGGCAATCCATTGGATCTATCTCAATCAGTTGGTACAGGTCCACCCAAGTTGCCGGGTGTGGCGCCTGGAGAAGACACATTGACAGATACCCAAATGGCGCAACTGGAAGACGGTATTCCAGCTGGCGGGGACTATCCTGACAGTCCAACAAATCCAAGCAATCAAGAAATTGCTACAGACGGAGGTTAATAAATGGCAGAAAGTGTACAACGCAGTAAAGGGCGTCCCAGTAATTACAAAATGGATCGCGGGGGGGTACCCGCAGAGTTTGGCCCATTTGCTGGAATAGTTATGAGCACAGTGGATCCTGTACGTGCCGGCCGCCTGCGGGTATACATTGATGCATTTGCAGCCGGTACTGATCAAAATATGGAAGATGAAGCAACCTGGACCACGGTAAGTTATTTGCCGTCGTTCTATGGATCAACACCACTGCAAGGCACAGCCAATGCAGGTGAATATGGCAAGTACCCAGGCAATCAAAACAGTTACGGTATGTGGTTTACTCCACCTGACGTGGGGATCACAGTCATGTGTGTGTTTGTCAATGGCGACCGTAGCCAAGGATACTATATCGGTACAATTCCAGATCAAGGCCTAGGTAGAATGGTGCCGGCTCTTGGCTCGGTTCCCAAGGCACAAGCAAAAATACAAAATCAAAATCAAGCAATATATTTTGCAGGTGCCTCGCGCTTGCCTGTAGCCGAAATTAATACCAACAGCACAAAACTTTTTAACAATCCAAGATTTTTTGATGGTATAAAACCTGTTCAAAGTGTAGTAGCACAGGCCTTACTACAACAAGGACTTATAACAGACAACGAACGTGGCACTATAAATTCCAGTAGTCAACGAGAAACTCCCAGCGCAGTATTTGGTGTAAGCACACCCGGAACACCAATTTATTCTGGCGGCATGAAACCCAATGACATCAAAACTAAACTAAACGCAGGAACACTCAAGCCAGGCGATGCACAAGTTATTGGTCGTGTGGGCGGCCATAGCCTAGTAATGGACGACGGCGATCTTGAAGGCGGCGATGCGCTGATACGATTGCGTACCAGTAAAGGTCATCAAATTACCATGAGCGACACCGGAAACTTTTTCTATATCATTCACGCTAACGGACAAACCTGGTTAGAGTTTGGAGTAGAAGGCACAGTAGATGTATACGCTACAAACAGTGTGAACGTTCGTACCAAGGGCGATATCAACTTGCATGCTGATCGTGACATCAATATGTTTGCTGGACGTTATTTAAAAATGAAAAGTATGGAAGATATGCAGATAGAAACTGATACATTTATGAGTATACAGGCTCAGGAAGATATTACTTTATACAGCAAAGACACCATTGGAGTCAAGGCAGATGGCACACTTACACTAAACAGCGCATCAGGTTCTTGGGGCGCTGGCTCTGCACTAGTATTAGAAGCTGACGGAATTGACCTAAACGGCCCGGCCGCAGACGAAGTTGAAAACCCACAACCGTTAACAACAACCTTGTTAGATGATACCGAATGGGACACTAGTATAGGTTGGAAGGTTGTGCCTGAAGGACTTGAAAGTATTGTGACTCGAGCACCCACACACGAACCTTATCCTTACCACAACAAAGGTGTGGATGTCTCGGTCAAGTTTGAAGAAGGCATACCTAGCCCACCCCCAGGATCAGAAGCGTTACCGGACGGGGTAGAAGTACAAGCGGACGCCCCTGCAGAAAATCCACCACCAGAGGAAGGAGTATAGCATGGCTGAATTTACATTTACTGCTCCTGACGGAAAAACATTTACTATTAAAGGACCCGAAAGTCTCACAAGAGATCAAGCTCAAGCAATCTTTGATAAACAACAATCTACTGGTGCATTGGTAGGTCTTGCATCTGGTACTATTTTGTCTGCGCCCACGTCCGACTTGAGCGGTCTATCTAGACTTCAAAACGCAATTTTGCCAAAAGGTGGATTTTACTTCCCAGGGTCAACTTCAACAAAATCAATTGAAACTATTACAAAAACCATTGCTGATTATCCAGTTACTAATCCTATCAACACCGCAGACTTTACAAAGGTTGCCAGCAGTATCACTGGGTCAGGCGCTGTAAGTGGCATCGCGGCCATGAGCATACCCGAAGTAAATGGCGTATTAGCCCAGGCCAAAAATCTAGTGGGCCAGGCCTCGTCAGTGATCAGCAACAGCAAAGGCGTTGGTTCATTTGGTTTTGATGTAAAACAATTAGAAACAGCAGGCTATGTTAAACCTGGCACAAATGCGTTAATGGCAGCCGCCGGAAGTGTGCTGTCAGATGTGGTTAAAAGCCCAGCAGCCTGGACCGGCAAAGATGGCATCAAAGGTGTGGGTGATTTGTTGGGCAGTGATACCAAACAAAGTTTGATACAACAAGATCTTATGACCAAAGGTGTAGCAGGACTAGCAGCCGTGGGTATTCCTGTAGCCGGTTTATCAAGCCAAGGCATTGCAGGCATGGCATTGAATGCGGCCAAAAGTTTGCCCAGTGCAGAAGCATTTGCTAAAGGATTACCCATACCAGGTGATGCAACAGGTGCAATACAATCAGCATTCTCTAGTGCTGTTCGTGATGGTGCATACGCAGTAAACTTGGTTGCTGACAAAATCCCTACAATATTCAAAGAACAAGACGTTCCTATTCCCAAGATTGACACAGTGAATCGTGCCACACTAGATGCGGCTGTTACCAGAATTGTTGGCGATCCAAAAATACCTATTCCCAAATATACCGCTGGTTAAGCACCCATAAATATCATTATGGCACAAACATTCATTGGATTTAACACACAAAATCAATACAAAAAGTTCACACTCACGGACTTTGCCTTGATCAAACGCGACCTGCTAAATGCCTTTAACATACGTCAAGGCCAATTGCCAGGACGTCCTGCATACGGTACTGTGCTATGGGACTTCTTGTTTGAGAACCAATTGGAAGAACTACAAAATTCTATCATAACTGAAGTACAACGGGTAGCCGGCGGCGATCCACGCATCTATATCAGTGATACCCAGGTGTTCCCACAAGAGAATGGCATACTAATTGAACTTGAATTACAAGTAATACCCAGTGACAATGCTCAACGTTTAAGTATTTTCTTTGACTTACAGCAACGTTCGGCATCATACGTATAAACTGAGCGGTTTTTGAATCCCATAAATAAAAGAAGAGGCTCAGTATAATGGCAAAAACAACTAGACAAACAGCGATATTTGGTGTACAAGATTGGAAACAAATCTATCAAACCTATCGCGAAGCAGACTTTCAAAGTTATGATTTTGAAACTCTGCGCAAAAGTTTTGTTGATTACCTGCGCTTGTATTATCCAGAAACATTCAATGACTATATTGAATCATCTGAATACATTGCTCTCTTGGATGTTATTGCGTTCATGGGACAGGCACTGGCCTTCCGCACAGATCTAAACACTCGTGAAAACTACATGGACACAGCCGAGCGCCGTGACTCAGTAGTTCGTTTAGCAAACTTGGTTAGTTACACTGCCAAGCGCAATATTGCCGCACAGGGATTGCTCAAAGTATTTTCAGTTCAAACCACAGAAAATGTAGTAGACTATCAAGGTGTAAATTTAGCAAATTACACAATCAACTGGGCAGATCAGACCAATCCAGATTGGCAAGAACAATTTACAGCAGTCATCAACGCCAGTTTAGTTGATACACAAAAAGTTGGTCGACCAGGTAACAAACAAACTTTATTAGGTGTAGTTACCAGTGAATACGGCATTAATCTAGTGCCTGGATACTTGCCAGTGGTGCCTTATACTGCTACTGTTGACGGCGTGAACATGCCCTTTGAAGCAATGACATCTACGTCAGCAGGCGAAACATATTTGTATGAGCCGCCACCACAAGCAAATGTGCCATTCAATATCTTGTTCCGTAACGATAGCCTGGGTTTTCAATCAGCCAACACCGGTTACTTCTTTATGTTCAAGCAAGGTGTGCTACAGAATCAAGACTTTAATTTGAGTGAAAAAGTCAGCAACCGCACAGTGAACATCAACATCGAAGGCGTCAACAACGAAGACCGTTGGTTGTTTCAATTAGATAATGTGGGCACAGTCAGTCGAGAGTGGGCGTATACTCAAAACATTTACTCAGCTGGTGCAGAACAAACAGCCACAGATCTGCGCCCTATCTATTCAGTAACAAGCCGCACTAACGATCAGATTACCATGGTGTTCGGCGATGGTGTATTCTCAGAAATCCCAGTAGGAACTTTCCGTGCGTATGTTCGCGCAAGTAACGGATTGCAATATATTATTAATCCTGAAGAAATGCAGTCAGTGACTATTCCAATCAGTTACATCAGTCGTTCTGGCAACTTAGAAACACTAACGTTTACTTGTGGCATTACTCAACCAGTAAGTAACAGCCAAGCACGTGAGCCAATTGAAGCTATTAAGCAACGTGCTCCTGCAAGATATTACACCCAAGACCGTATGGTCAATGGCGAGGATTACAACCTTTTTCCATATACACAATACAATTCTATTGTTAAGTCAAAAGCTCTCAACCGTGCTAGTATTGGCACAAGTCGTTATCTTGATTTGGTTGATAATACTGGCAAATACAGTTCAACTAATACTTTCGGTAGTGACGGCGGATTATGGGAACAGAATATCCTTCCTACTGTGTTGTTTTCGTGGACCAACCGCAATGAGATAGCCGACTTTGTTACTAATCAAGTACAGCCATCAATTGCAACAACTACAATGCGGCAGTTTTACTATGAAAACTTTCCCAGGGTCACAGCCACTACCTTGCCCACATATGGTGGTACCGTCTGGGTACCTGGTGCAAGCTGGACACAAAGTACCACACTGGCCAACGAAACCACAGGATACTTTAAAAATGATGTTTACTCTGTTCAATGGCCTACCGGTTCGCCTATTCCAGTGGGTACAACCACAACCACAGCATTCAAATATGTGGCCGTAGGTAGCCTGATCAAGTTTGTTCCTCCTGCTGGTTATTACTTTGACAAGAACAATAAACTACAACAAGGTGTTCCAACTGCCGCAGATCAAAAGTTAGAAATTTGGGCTAGTCCAATCAGCATTGTTGGTAATGGATATAATAATGGTCTTGGCAATCTTACTTCAGGCGCCGGTCCTGTTGCACTTAATAATTTTGTGCCTACCGGTGCATTAGTTAACACAATTATTCCATTGTTTGTTACAGATCTACCGGTATCGGTAGAGCAAAGTATTGCCGAACAAATTTTGTTAAATCGCAACTTTGGTTTGGGCTATGACAACAACGGCGATATTACTGGTACTCCATATTCGTGGTATTTGATTTCTAGCACTAACTTGGCACAAGATAGTACCTGGAGTCAACAGTATGCCGGCAACACATCGGGCGCTAACTTAGATGCAAGTTGGTTAATACAATTTGTTGTGCAAAATCAAAATTACACAACTACCTTCCGCGGCCTGGCATACTCGTTTGGATCAGTTATCCAAACACGTTTCTTCTACTATAGCAATGGACAAATTTACGACAGCCGTACAGGCACGGTGATCAAGGACTTTATTAATGTATTGGCAGTGAACACCCGGCCTGACTCCACTGACCATTTACCAGGCGATATCTATATGACTATTACTGGACAACCGGTGGAAAGTGATGGCTATGTTGACGACTTCCAGGTGTTAGTAGGCTACCGTGATAACGACAACGATGGTGTGCCGGATAATCCAGATTTCTTTAGTGAAATTGTTGCGCCTACTACTAACCCAACACAGAAGTACGTGTACTTACAAAAGACGGTGGACTTCGACAACCTACAACGCTACCTATTGGTAGAGCCGGGCTTGGTTACCAGCGACTACGGTACATACGACGAAATTGAATTGCAAAAAAGCGCCTGGACACCAGGGCAAGTATTTTATGCCTATGAGCAAAGTGCCTTTTACCAATTATCAGTAAGTTATACTGGTGCCAGAACTTTGATCAATGTCACTAATGAATGGATTGCCAGAACTGGGCGTCAAAGTTTATATTTCCAATATAGACATAATGCTCCACTGACAGCCAGAATTGATCCAGGCACTACCAATATCATTGACCTGTATGTTGTGACATTGAGCTATTATACTGCCTATCAAAACTGGATCCGTGACACAACAGGTACTGTGATGGAACCTGATGTGCCCACTATTGATGAACTATCAACCGAGTACCAAGGCTTGCAAAATTACAAAATGTTGAGCGACAATATTATTTTGAACTCGGTAGTATTCAAGCCTTTGTTTGGCCAGAAAGCCTCACAAGAATTACGTGCCACAATCAAAGTGATTCGTGCTCAAGGAAGCACTGCCAGTACCAGTGAGATCAAGAGTAGTGTGGTAGCCTCAATGAACACATACTTTAGCATAGACAAGTGGAACTTTGGTGACACATTTTATTTCTCTGAACTGGCAGCCTACTTGCATAGAGAGCTTGGAACAATTATCAGTTCAGTGGTCTTGGTACCACTCAACAGTCAAAAGAGTTTTGGTGATCTATATGAAATACGTTCAGCACCAAACGAAATATTTGTAAATGGTGCAACAATCAACAACATTGAAGTTATTGAAGCATTGACCAGTACCAACTTGCGTACCGCACCTGGTAGCGGAGTAGTTTAATGGCCAACACACGTAGCGTAGATTTTCTTCCTGAAATTTTTCAGACCGATGCCAACAAGCAATTCTTGGCTGCCACACTTGACCAACTGATTCAAGAGCCTAACTTTAGAAAAACACAAGGCTTTATTGGTCGTACTGTTGGTCCGGGCATAAACCCCAACGACAAATATGTAATTGAACCCACCAAGACACGAGCTGACTATCAGCTTGAACCGGGCGTGGTCAGTCTTGTGCCTGATTCTAGCACTATTAAAAATGCCATTACATATCCTGGCATCAACGATGCTGTGGGGTTCCAAGGTGGCAACAGTGGTCGCCCAGATAGACTGTATTCAAGCGAATATTATACCTGGGATCCGTTTGTTGACTTTGATGCATTTATAAACTTTAGTCAATACTATTGGATTCCAGGCGGCCCTGCGGCAGTAAGTGTTAGTTCTACTGGAATACCTACCACTGCTAACTACGTGGTCACAACCAATGGCAATGCCTACAACTTCTCAGGTGTAATTGGCAACAACCCTGTAATCGAATTGGTGCGTGGCGGCAGTTACACTTTCCAGGTCACTGACCAATTTTGGATTCAGGCAGCACCGGGAATCGCAGGTACCATGCCTGCCACTCCTAACATCAGCTCAAGAGATGTTTATGGGGTAGCTGACAACGGTACTAGTTCTGGTACTGTGGTATTCAATGCACCACTCAAAGACGCACAAAGTTTTTATTATAACCTAAACAGCATTGGCACCATTGACTTGGTAACTAACTTACAGTTTGATCAAATCAATAATCGATCACTAACAGACTTTATTTTAGAATATGGCGGCATAGATGGCATTACCAATCTAAACAACCGCACATTGATATTCACCAACCCTATTACTGATGCCGAAGCAGGCGGCTGGCAACGCACTACTTTTTTTGATCCGTTGGCAGCCGGTGCAGCCAACAATGGATTGGTTGGTAGTTATGACACCACAACATTTAGTCAAACAACAGACATACCACCAGAAGACAGATATCAAGTCTGGACCATTACCTATGTAGATAATGGCGGTGTTACCTACATCAACCTAAGCAAAACGTCAGATATTGCAAATCTTAATAAATTTAACATCAGCTATGGTGCCGTATACAGCAATACTCAGTGGTACAAAGATGCAGTAGGAGCATTTCAACAGATTCCTTTACTGACTGCGGTACAAGACACATTGTACTATCAGTCTGGAACTAACTCAGAAATCTTTGGGCGAATTGTACTAGTTGAACCGGGCAATAGTAGCACTCTTGACATTGATAATATTATTGGTAAAAAAACATATACAAGTCCTAACGGGGTAACATTTACCAATGGTCTCAAAGTAAAATTTACTGGCGATGTTGTTCCTGCCAGCTATGCTTCGGGAACTAGTAGTTTTCAATGTACTGCTACTGAAGCTGGCACAAACTATATCACCTACTACAATGCTACTCATTTGTATGTAGGACAAGCAGTTGTATTCTTAACACCAACACTGGGCGGCTTGACCGCTGGTACAACATACTATGTGAGATCAATTGCGGCCAGTGGAATCAAGTTTACAGTAAGTGCAGTGCCTAATGGCCCAGCGGTAACGTTGTTAAACGGCACAGGCACAATGAATTCAATTGCCATTAGCGATCACGAATACTATGTGAGTGGTGTTGGCTCAGCAATTGATCTATTGCCAGTTGAAGACTTTGCAGTCTACGAAAGTTATGCTTCAGATTATAATGACAGCACAATTGCAGTAGAACCAGGGGATATAGATTACTTGACCATTAGTCGTGCCAGCCGAGACTTAAATGCCTGGACAAGAAGTAACCGCTGGTTCCACATTGATGTAATCAATGCCACAGCCAAATACAACAACACAGTCGCCGACCTAGACAATAATTTTAGAGCCAAGCGGCCAATCATACAGTTCCGTCCAGGTATTCGTTTATGGAATATGGGTACCAAAGGCAAAGCACCAGTGGATATCATTGACTTTGCAGAAACTGATGCGTTTTCAAACGTAGAAGGCACCACCAGTTACACCACCAATGGTTACACATTGGTTGAAGGGTCGCGAGTTATATTTGCCGCGGACACTGATCTCAGTGTGCGTGATAAAATTTATGTGGTAAGTTTTGCAACCCCAGATACTATACCGCCACTTATATCACAGCCAATTATCGTGTTGACCGAAGCCGCAGACGGTGCAGTACAGCTAGATGAATCTACTGTTTGTTTGAACGGTGAAACCATTGCTGGAAAAACATTTTGGTACGATGGAACTGCTTGGATCCAGGCACAACAAAAGACTGCAGTTCAACAGGCACCTTTGTACAATGTGTATGACACGGAAGGTGTGAGCTTTGGCAACAAAGTCAAATACCAATCAAGTGACTTTACAGGATCAAAATTATTCAGTTATGCTGTGGGCGACACAACCATTCTTGATCCTGTATTGCAATTCCCCTTACAATATCTAAACATCAACAACGTTGGTGATATTTTGTTTGACAATAACTTGTATGTTGACACGTTCACTTATACTATTGACAATGTAAGTACTACCTATCCTATCAGTTCTGGTGCCGCTAGAGAGTACGAAGATCGAGTAACATATCATAAACTGATTGGTTGGCAAACTGCGGCTGTAACACAGCAAATTTATCAACAATTTAAGTTTACCTATACAGGGCAAACTCTTAAACTTGATGTTCCAGTATTAGCACAATCATCGATTGCATTTCCTGTAATAAAAGTTTATGTTGGTAGTGTGTTTATTGAACCAAGTATGTACACTTATACTGTGGGAACAGATAACACAGTTATTACATTAACTGATATATATCTACCCACAGATGTTATTGAAGTATTGGCATTAAGCGACCAAACCAGCAATGTGGGATTTTATCAAGTACCCAACAACTTACAAAGCAATCCTTTCAATTCAAACAGTCCTGCATTTACATTGGGCACCATACGCACACACTATGAAAGTATCTGTGAAAATCTATTGACCTTAACTGGACCAATCAACGGATCAAACAACAGCAGAGACCTTGGCAACATCATTCCTTACGGATTAGAAATTCTACAACAAAGTAGCCCGTTAACTTTGGCCGGCTACTTTATGCGTAGTCCTAGTTACAACATATTTGAATCATTACAATACAACAGTCGCGAATATATCAAGTTCAAAGCACAGATGCTGGATGCTGTGTTGATTCAAAATAACATTGCGCTTAAAACTACCTCTAGTATTCTTGATCAGGCCATACAAGATATCACTTTAGGAAAATTAGATACCCAACCATTCTATTGGGGCGATATGATTCCCCAAGGTGTTACAACTTATAGTAATACCTATACTGTGGGCCTAACAACTCGGGCCACATTTGATACTGTACAGGTGTACAACTACACATCATCTAACTATCTTGGTCTTTGTGTATATCTAAACAATGATATTTTAACAAGAGACAAAGATTATGTTGTGGCGGTAGACGGTCCACGTTTGACAATATCGGCTACACTTGCTATTGGCGATACTGTTATTATCAACGAATACAACGCCACCTACGGAAGTTTTGTACCTAATACGCCTAGTAAAATGGGGTTATATCCAAAATGGCAACCAGAAATCACAACCTTGGTAACCTCAAACGGTACAGGTGAATTTATCATCGGCCACGACGGTAGTGAAACTCCGGTGTTTGGTGACATTCGTGATCAGGTGTTGTTAGAATTTGAAACTAGAATTTACAGCAACATCAAACAAGATGGCAATCCTGTACCACTCACTGTGGAAGATGTGTTACCTGGACAGTTCCGTGACACTGGATATACCTTTGAAGAAATCAATACTATTTTTGGCACAGATCTATTGAGTTATTGCGGATGGAACAAGTTAAACTATAACGAACAAGTGTTTAGTGCCACCAATGACTTTACATGGAACTATACCAGTGACACCAACAAACTCAATAAGCAAAATTTACTAGGCGCCTGGCGCGGTATCTATCGCTACTTTTACGACACGCAACAACCCAGTTACTCACCTTGGGAAATGTTGGGATTAGAAGTTGAACCCTCATGGTGGGTCGGCCGTTATGGTCCAGCTCCATATACCGCTGACAACTTGGTGTTGTGGGATGACCTAGAAGCTGGTCTTGTGGCTGATCCGGTTGCACCTTACTACAAACCCAAATACTCAAGACCTGGCTTAACTTCGGTTATTCCCACAGGAGGTGAAGGTGAACTATTGAGCCCACGAGATAGTGTTGTGGGAGGCGTACCATTAAATCAAAACATCAGTTCTAGATACCAAAAGAGTTGGGCAATTGGCGACGGTGGCCCAGTTGAAGCATCTTGGTGGAACTCTAGTGGATATCCATTCTCGGTAATGCATGTATTGGCAGTGACTCGTCCTGCCAAGTTCTTTGCGCTGTTTGCTGATCGAGATTTATATAAATTTGATACTGACTATAATCAGTTCCTTTACAATCAACGTTATAGACTAGATGCCAACGGTATTGAAGTGTATGGCAATGGCACTAGCAAGGCCAGTTACATCAACTGGATTGTGGATTACAATAGACAAACTGGCATAGACTCAACTGATTTGTTAACGGCTGACCTCAAGGCGCTGGATGTTAGATTGTGTTACAGAATGGCCAGTTATTCAGACAAACAATATATTAAATTGTTGACTGAAAAATCTAGTCCTAACAGTACCAATACAACACTAACAATCCCAGACGAAAGTTACAACATCTTGTTGTACAAAAACCAACCATTTGATCAAATTAGGTACAGTAGTGTAGCAGTACAAAAGGTAGATGGCGGCGGCGGCTATGCCGTATTTGGATACGGTTCATCACAGGCCTATTTTGAAATACTACAAAGTCAAGCAGTAGGAAAATTACAAGAATACAGTGCCGGTGGTATTACTGTACGAGTACCAACTTTTTATTCAAATAACGTAACACAAGTTCCTTATGGATTTGTGTTTGCAAACGAAACTGCGGTGAGTGATTTCTTGCTCAGTTACGGAAAACTATTAGAAAAACAAGGCTTAACATTTACTAATATAGTTAATGGTTATATTCTTGATTGGTCAAGAATGGTCAATGAGTTCCTGTATTGGAGTCAACAAGGTTGGGGTTCTAATGCTATTATTAATTTAAATCCACTGGCTATGGGGCTGACTGTTACTCGCCCAGGTGCTGTAGTAGATAGCATTGTAACTGAGACCAGCGAAAACTTATTGCTAGACCAAAATTCAAATGAAATCCCCACCCGGACTCTGAACGTTGTTCGATTAGGCAATACCTTTACTATACAACCATTGAGCACACAAAGTATCAGTTACATCAACTTAAGATTTACTAATTTTGAACATATGATTGTATTAAGTAACAAGAGTGTGTTTGGAGACTTAATTTACGATCCTATAACTGGGGCAAGACAAAATAGATTAAACCTTGTGGCAGTTACTACCAATGACTGGAATGGATCGGTAGATACTCCAGGATTTATTTTAAATCAAGACAACGTCCAAGAGTGGACTGGACTAAAACGATACACCAAAGGACAAATTGTCAAGTACAAAAATGTGTATTGGTCGGCATTGACCATTGTTCAGCCTAGCACAAAGTTTGACTTCAATGTCTGGGCACAAAGCAACTACAATCAAATTCAACTCGGACTGTTACCTAACTTGGCCAACAAGGCCGATCAATTGGCCAATAGTTACAACATCAACGCCGCAAACATTGAGACTGACAATGATTTATTGGCATATGGTCTGATAGGATTTAAACCACGACAATATCTAGCCGCATTGAACCTTGACGATGTGAGTCAAGTAAACGTGTATCGTCAGTTTTTGGGAACCAAAGGCACCATCTTAGCCGCTGATCTTTTCAAAGCAGCCAATCTAGGCAAAGAAGCCGCCGACTACACCATCTACGAAAACTGGGCAGTGCAACGTGCGGTGTATGGTGCTAATGCTAATCGTAGTTTCCTTGAGTTGCGTTTGGATAGAGCACTATTAAGTTCTAATCCTAGTCTGGTACAAGTTACAGTACCACAAGAACCAAGTCAAGCAGATCAACAAATATATCTAACTGATGTGTGGCGCTCAAGTTATAAACTTACCAGTACTGACATTCTTCCTACCACAACTGAACTGCCAACTGATATTGGATTGCCGACTGCCGGGTATGTGAGTCTTGACGACACTGATATCACAGTGTTTGACATTGCAAATCCAAGCAGTCTTGCTGCCAATATAGACAAAATTGAAGTAGGTACTAGCATTTGGGTTGCCAAGATTAACAATTATGACTGGGGCATCTATCGTGCCCAGGCAGTGCCAGGGCAAATCCAGCACGTCTGTGATAACTTAAATGGCACAAGTCGTGTGATCTTTAACGACCAACACAAATTAAGTGTTGGCGATAAACTAATCATCAAATTCTTTGATACTGAAATCAATGGAGTATACACAGTACTTGGCGTGCCAAATCTTGACACAGTGAATATTGCATTTACATTTACTAGCAACCGTTCTGTGGCCAATGGATCGGGAATTGGATTTACTTTACAAACCACAAGAATAAGTCAGGCCAGCGATGTTGACACGTTGCCGTACGCATTGAATATTTTGCCAGGTGCCAAAGTTTGGGTTGACGACAATGGTGCAGGGCTATGGGAAGTACTACAAAAGAACAATGTATTCTCAAGCATCATTGCATTAAATCCTGTACTATTAGACGCCAACGAACAATACGGCCAAAGTGTTGCTCAGGCTAGAAATAAACTGGCCGCCTTGGTAGGCAGTCCAAATTATGGATTTAATACCGGCACCACAAAAGGTGCAATATATGTGTATGTCAAGAGCTATGGCGATCAATACACTCCAGTAAGCCCAGTGGGTCAAGGTGATGCTATCCTTACATTAGATGTAACAGGTGTACGCGGATATGGTAATGCTGTGGACTTTGGCAATCAAAATTGGGCAGTAGCAGGTGCAAGTGCCAGTTTAGGGTCCGGTAGTCAAGCCAACAACGGTTATGCCTGTGTGATTTATCGTGATCCACAACTGGGAGCACCTGGGGTCATTCCTTATGGTCAATGGCAGTTGCTCACTCAACCCGCAGGCTATGGAACACTACTAACTGGCGCAGGCGAGTTTGGTTATTCAGTAGCAATGAGTTTAGATGAACGTTGGATGTATATTGGTGCTCCAGGCCTAAACAGTATACACGCCTACGGGTATGTTGATTGGCAAAGTCAGTTTATCAAAGTTTTTGCTGATGGCACAACAACTTCTTATGCTATAAACAGTACTATTCAAATCAACAACGAGTACCAACTCAAGGTAACTTTGAATGGACAAGTACAAACAGTCAATGTTGATTACACCATTGACAATAACTTTAATATTGTTACATTCACATCTATTCCTGGCAAAACTACTGCTGGAGGGTTTAACATTGGGACAACATATACTATTTTAACCGTGGGAACCACGGACTATGTGGCAATTGGTGCAAGTTCAAACACAGTAGGAGTCACATTTGTTGCTACTGGTGTTGGATCCGGCACAGGAACAGCCGTTGCTAATATAATAATTGAATTTGCACGATACAACAGTTTCCAAATTCCATACACTGTATCAACATACAACCTTGCTGGAGTTTCCTCGTCGCTGCCGGGATTGTTCACTGCCACAAACATTTATTCGTTTAGTATCACAGTTGATGGAACACTATTACGTCCCAATATTGATTATACATTCTCTGGCACAACTGTAACATTTACTGGATCTTATATCAGCAGTAATATTATAGTTGTAAAAGCCGAAGGCTATTTTGAATATGTAAACACGTTGACAGTGGCTGGGCTTGGCGCAACAGATCGTTTTGGTCACAGCATTTCTTGCACCACAGACGGTCGTCAGGTCATGGTAGGTACACCTTATACCACAGTCAACGGCAATGCAGAAGCTGGACAAGTTTACGTATTTGATCGCAATGTACAACGATTCATCTATGGTGAAGATCCATCTAGCGTGAGCTTCACAGTATTAGGAACTACCCCAACTGCACCTGTAAGCGTGATTGTCAACAACGAATTCTACATCAATCAAACCAACAGCGTGATCAACGCCCCGGACTCGTTCACAGTAAGTGGTAACACAGTTACAATCTTTGCGGACTTGCAGGTGGGTGATATAGTTGAGATTGAAACTAACCAGTTTAACCTGTTGCAAACAGTCGCACAAAACACAGCGGCCAACTATTCAAACTTTGGTCAGGCCGTGGCCATCTGTGACAACAACTGTAGCCTGTATGTGGGCGAGCCACAGAGTAGTGTGCAAATATTCAAAGGCGGCATAGTTGAACGTTTTGTAAATCAAAGTCGTATCTACGGCACAATCACTGCCACAGTGGCCAATCCTGTGCTGACCGTGGGCAATACTCTAAGAGTCAACAACCAGGATGTGATGTTGACTGGTACCACAGTGGCAAGTTTGGCCACAGCCATCAACAACACAGTGCCAAACGTGCTGGCCACAGTAAGCACCACAGGCTATCTCACAATCAGTGTTAAAAATTCTGACGCTGCCGCACCATTTAACAAAGTGCAAGTGGCTCCAGGCAGTGTAGGCACAGCGTTTACTACATTAGGATTTAATACATTTGCCTGGACACAATCAATCACCAGCCCGTACCCAGTAGAGTATGCAGGCTTTGGCAGTGCTATCAGTATCAACGACAATGCTATTAACTTAGTAGTTGGCGCACCACGTGGTACATTATATCTTGAAACTGTATTTGATGATGGCACAACATATTTTGATGCTGGCAGTACCATATTTTTCTCGGTAATCATTCAAAGCGGCGCAATTTATACATTTGATTATTTGCCTAGCAATTCATTGAGCATAACCAATCCAGGTAAGTTTGTGTTTGGACAACAGGTCAACAATAGTCAGGTTGGACCATACGATCAATTCGGAGCGGCAGTGAATTATACTTCGGGTGTGCTAATGGTTGGCGCACCAAAAGATGATGCTGGCGATAGTGCAGCCAACTTTGGTGCTGTGTTTGTGTTTGAGAACCCAACCAATTCACCGGCCTGGGCTGTGGTAGAAATTGAACAACCCACAGTTGATATTCGACTGTTGAATAGTGTGTTCTTGTATGATAGAATCACCAGTGCTAGAACAGAGTTCTTGGACTTTATCAACCCGTTGCAAGGCAAGATTCTTGGCGCGGCCCGCGCCAATATTGATTATGTTAGTGCAGTAGATCCTGCCTCTTACAATACCGGTAGCACAAACTTAAACAACACCACATGGTTTGCAAGCCACGTGGGAGAAATTTGGTGGGATATTAGTTCGGTAAGATTTATTGATCCTAACCAAGATTCAATCACATACGCCAGCCGTCGTTGGGCACAACTATTCCCTGGTAGCACAGTTGATGTGTATCAATGGGTGCAAAGCAATACACCGCCTGCAAACTATGTTGGTGAGGGCACGCCTTTAAATACAACATCTTATACTATAAACAGCAATCTATCACAAGATGGAACATTTGCTACCTATTATTATTTCTGGGTGCGTGGTATTACTGTGACATCCTCGCAACTTGGCAAAACATTGCCAGCAAGTACAGTTGCATCCTACATTACCGATCCCAAGGCCAGTGGTATTCCTTATATGGCACCAATCAATGCCAGTACAATTGCATTGTACAACAGTGCGGACTACATCAGCGCCAGCGATACTATCATTAGTATTGAATATGATCGTGAGTATAATAATGATAACGTTCACGTTGAATATGAGTTAATCCCACAAGATCGTGCTGACGGTTTCTTGAGCGATAATTTGTATCGCAAACTTCAAGATAGTTTTTGCGGTGTAGATACATTTGGCAACAAAGTACCTGACCCTAACCTTGGCCCGTCGGAGCGTTATGGGGTTCAGTTCCGTCCGCGTCAGAGTATGTTTGTGGATCGCTTCCTTGCATTGAAAAACTATTTGAAGCGGGTGAATGCAGTATTAGCACAGTATCCTATTAGTGAAAGTAGATCATTCTATCTGCTCAACAGTAGCGAACCTATTCCTCCGCAGACTGTGGTAGTTGATAGCGTGACTGAAACTCTGTGGGATCTACAGGTAGCCAACCTAGAGATACTGAGTTTTCAAACCCCATACTGGAGTAATCCCAACGGATCTATTCCACTAGGTTACAAATACCTTGTGGCCACTGACAGTCTCAATCGCGGCCTGTGGACAATCTACACAGTTGAAGAAAGTGATACCGCACCTGGCACAAGAGTATTAACTCTAACTCGGGTGCAAGGATACAACACACCAGATTACTGGAGTTATATCAATTGGTATCGTCCTGGTTACAATTCTAGTACCAAGGTTGTGGCAGAAGTTGCTACTTATTCAGTGTTGGCAACCCTTACTGTTCCTATTGGTAGCAGTGTCAAAGTCACTGCTAATGCTCAAGGCAAATTTGAAATTTATTTGTTGACTGATCTAGGATGGGAACGAGTTGCATTGCAAGACGGCACCATTGAATTCTCTGCTGAATTATGGGACTACGCACTAGGACGCTTTGGATTTGACGTTGAAGTTTTTGATGCTCAATATTTTGATCAAGAGCCCGTGACAGAAACTCGCAAAATCATTCAGGCCATCAATCAAGAACTACTAATAGATGATCTTGCTATCCAACGCAACAAAGCCTTGGTGCTAATGTTTAACTTTGTGTTGAGTGAATTTTCAGCACCAGAGTGGCTGGTCAAGACCAGTTTGATTGATGTGGATCACAGAATTCGTCAACTGATTCCGTATCAAAACTATGTGATTGACAACCAGGAGTTTGTACAAGACTATATCCAAGAAGTCAAACCATATCACGTTAGTGTTCGCGAGTTCAATCTAAAGTACACTGGCTTTGACGAGTTTTTTGGTGATCTAACTGACTTTGATTTGCCGGCATATTACAATACCGCGTTAGAAGTACCTACGTTTACAAGTCCAATCTTGTTGCCATATGCTCACGGCGATGCGTTTAATTCTCAAACAAATACACAAAGCGATTTGCCCGCAACCAGTGCTGTATGGACCACTTGGCCTTACAATCAGTGGTATAGCAATTATTTGTTAGTATTGGATAGCGTAGAAATTATTGACAGCGGCTCGGGGTATACAGAACCACCTCTAGTGGTTATCACAGGTGATGCTGTTGAGTCAGCTGAAGCAGTTGCAATTATTAACAGTTTAGGAAAAGTAGTTGCAGTAAACGTTACAAATCCAGGATCTGGATATAGCCAAACACCTGCTATCACATTTGACGGTGGCAACGGAACGGAAGCCCGTGCCTATGCCAGAATGAACAACAATCTTGTGCGTAGTTTTCGCACAGTAATAAAATACGACAGATTCCAATACTTCAGTGATGTAATGACCTGGAACCCAGATGGAACATATCAATCTGGTATGTTGGTACGATATGAAGATCGCGTATGGCAAGCCACACCTGCTGATTCAACCGCAGTAGTTGGCCCTGCATTTAATCTTGAAGATTGGACTGTAGTACCTGCTAGAAACTTAACAGGTGTTGATCGTACCATGGGATACTATGTACCTGGAGTTAATCAGCCAGGACTTGAGTTACCATTGTTAATTGATGGAGTTGACTACCCTGGCGTACAGGTGTACGGCGACTACTTCTTGCGCGATCCTTTAAGTATAGATGCTACCTACTCTAGTGAATTTACAGACACTACACTAGGCGACCTGCCTACAGACATCAATATAGATGGCGGCGAATTCATTGGCTTGTATGAAGGGCACTCACCTGAAGAATTGATCAACGGTGCAGAATTTGATACCCTTGACTTCCGTGTTTACACACGCCCTGGTGCTGACTGGAACAGAGACGGACACGGTTTCCAATGGAGCACAGTGCGCTACACATATGACCCTGCTATTGCACTTGAATACAGTTGGGCAAATGTGGTTGATCACCCAGTAGAAGTATTAGTAAGCGATATTACTACAGGAAAAGATCTCACACGTGATGTTGATTACACTATTGACTGGGTTAATCAAACTGTAGTACCAGTGACAGTATCATCAGGCGACCAATTCCAAATCAATGTGTTTGAATTAGGTGGTGGCAGCCAATTATATCGCGCCAACTATATTGGCGGAGACATTGGAGAGACTGTGATAATTCCAGTCAACTCTGCTGAAATTACCAGTGTGGCTGTTTTTATAAATGGCAGCATCATTAGTGGTGTGAGTTGGATTCCATATACTGAAAGTACCGCTTGGAACATCCTAGATACCTATAACACTCTAGACGTTGTCAACGACAGCGGCAATTACTATCGTGCGCTACAAACTGTACCAGTTGGCACAAGCATCTCTAATCCTTTGTACTGGCTTGAATTTACCCCAACTTTACAAAGTCTAGTTGACCTTGGTACTGATCCTGGCCTAACCGATGGTGTTGCCTTGGTGGCATTTGGAGTAAACACCATTGATGCTGGCAATTTTGTAATAGGCAAATCATATACAATTACCGAAGTGGGCACAACCAACTGGACAGCAATTAGCGCCGCATCCAGTACATTAAGTGTTAGTTTTATTGCCACTGGAATTGGATCTGGTACTGGAAATGCATCTACAGCATATTCGTGGAGTACTCCACAAACACAGTATACTGTAGCTGACAGCAGTATTGTAACTAACAAAACCATAGTTTTAACCAATAGTCTACAAGGATCAAATTCAGTCAACGCAGTGGTCACACGCAATGGTCTGAGACTAAGGCCAGCTGAAGGTATTGAATGGATCGGCGATGATTCCAGTGTGAGCTTTGGATTGCCACAACGCGGTGGATACAGCCAACAAATTATCAATCCAACAACAGATATAAGCGTCTGGGTTGACAACATACTACAAGTGCAAAATGCCGGCGCCACAGTAGGAACATATAGTGTGACCAACTGGACAGGTAGCAACACGCCAGGACGTCAGGTGGTGTTCACTACTCCTCCGGTCAGCGGCGCAAGAATTTTAATTGCTGTAAGCACCGTGGCAGATTATATAATTGTTGGCAATCAGTTACAAGTTAGAGCCACCGTCAATTTGAATGACATATTTGGTATTACTACCTGGAATGATACTGCACAATTATGGCCATTGACCTTGGTGTTTCAAGGTCCAATTACTTCAGGCCTAACAATTACAGAACCTTATGATAGCACAGTTTATTCTCCAGCCACAACTGATTTTACTTCCGGATCGTTTGACTACGCTGTAGGTACTTCTGTCGCCTCAAATGATTTCTATCTAGAACGAAGTTTAAACAATGCCAGTAGACTGTGGGTTACATTAGATGGTTACAGATTGTTTGAAGGTGTGGATTACTCTGTCCAAGGCGATTACTTAATTTTAGCCAGTGGTGCAATTGGCGCATCTCAAGTTATGGTAATTGAAGAATTTACCAATAGCGTTGTGCCAGAAGCAATGGCTTTCCGCATATTCCAAGACATGCGTGGAGTGCAGGCAACCTATAGAATTACTGAGGCTACAACCACAACTCTAGCACAAGATTTGTCAAGCACTGCTGATATTATTTACGTAACAGATGCAAGTCGTTTAAGCACCCCTGATTTAGTGTTAGGAATCTTTGGCGTAATCACAATCAACGGCGAGCGTATCATGTACCGCGAAAGAAGTACAGCACTCAATACAATTTCGAGCCTGTTGCGAGGAACCGCAGGAACCAGTGCAGCCGATCACACTACTGGTGCTAGTGTATATGATATGGGACGTAACAATTTATTGCCTATAAAGTATCAAGATTCAGTTGTAAGCGATTCAAGCATGGGTGATGATAGCACTACAATATTCTACGCACCAAGCATAGCATTTGCTGACTTTGCGGATTCCACAGTGGAAACAGATGCAGTTGAAGTATATGTAGGCGGCGAACGCCAATATGCTTATAGCGATACCTCAGCGACCAGTCGATACCGTTATTTTATAACAGACTACGATCCGTTGGCAGTGGAGTTTGTTATAGACGATGCTGTATCTCCACCGTTAACTGCCCCTGCCGCAGGCGCAGAAGTTACAATTTTGGTGCGCCAGGGTCTTAATTGGTACGCACAGGGAGATGGCACAGCCAGCGATGGAATTGCGCTACAAGATACCAATACCCAAGCCGCAAGGTTCTTGCGTGGCTTATAAACAAGGTAAATAAAAGACCATGTCAAATACACAGCAAAATCAACAAGTTGAGCCCAAAAAAGAGCAAAAGCTCAGCAAACCCAACGAAACCGGCACTGTCAACGTGCAGGGATACTTCAGAGTGTTTGATCCAAAAACACAAAAGACTTACGTGGAGGGGCGAGCATGATTGAGCCTGGACTAGCAAAAATTTCAGGGCATGTCAAGATCTATGACCCTGCAAGCGGTGAAATATTCTATGATGATCACAACGCCATTCACTATGAAAACATTTCAGTAGCAATGGCCCAAAGCCTAGCAGATCGTAATCTGGGCTACATTTATCAAATGGCATTTGGCAATGGCGGCAGTAGTGTAGACCCCACAGGTGTTATTACATATTTGCCCCCAAATACCACAGGACAGAACGCTGACTTGTATAACCAAACATACCAAAAAGTAGTAGACGACAACTCAGCCGCTGATACAGACCCCGAAAACAACAAAATGACTGTGTTACACACAGCAGGTAATCTTTACACTGATATCCTGGTAACTTGTTTGTTGGACTACGGTGAACCCCCACAACAGCAAGCATTTGACAATTCTACCAATTACAACGGTGAATACGTGTTTGATGAGCTGGGACTTAAAACTTGGAACGGTAGCGCAGATAATCTGCGCCTGATTACACACGTGATTTTTCACCCGGTACAAAAGAGCTTGAATCGACAAATTCAGATTGATTACACGCTTAGAATACAGACCTTGAGCAATATCAACGCTGTATAAATATAGAAACAGGAAACTGAAATGGCATATACAATTAATCTTACAGACGGAACAGTTTTTGCTACCGTCAACGATGGAACCATAAACACCGCCAGTAGCATGACGCTAGTGGGTAAAAACTATGCTGGGTACGGGCAGTTCTTAGATGATAACTTTATACACCTGCTTGAAAATGGATCAAATACCACCGCCCCGCCAGCACCATTAACTGGACAACTTTGGTGGGATAAAACCAACAGTTTGCTCAAAGTTTATAACGGTTCAACATTCAAAACAATCAGCGCGGCAACAGCCAGCGCCACAGCTCCAACATCAAATGTCACAGGCGACCTATGGTATGACACAGTTAATCAACAAGTAAAAGTTTATACAGGAACTGGTTTCCTTGTAGTAGGGCCCGCCTATTCTAGTTCAACTGGCACAGCAGGTGCAATCCCCGAAACTGTTAATGATTCAGGAGCCACCCCACATTATGTAACAACACTATATGTTAACAACGTGCGAGTAGCAATCTTTAATAACGACTCTACATTTACTGCGGCAGCTCCTACATCTACCTTGTTCCCAACAGTTTACAAAGGTATGACCATGAGCAATGCCGCTGGTACTAACATCAGTGGCAATTTAATTGGCGCAGGAAACGTAGTAGTCAGTGCTGGAGGAGCAACAACCGCTACATTTACCAGCACCGGTGCTAACATCACTGGCTATGGCAACATTACCGGTAACATCGCTGGTGGTAATGTATTGACTGCAGGCGTGGTATCAGCCGCTGGCAATGTGTACGGCGCAAACTTTATTGGTAATATAACTATACCAGCTGGAGCCCCAGTTTCCACAACTGGCAACATCACTTCTGGCAACACTTTCAGCACCGGTATAATGTCCAGTACTGGTAATGCCATACATGGAAACATTTTAACAGCAGGTATAGTCTCAGCAGGCGGTAATGTATATGGCGCAAACTTTATTGGTAATATAACTATACCAGCTGGAGCTCCTGTATCGACAACTGGCAACATCACTTCTGGCAATATTTTAACCAGTGGGTTGGTAAGTGCTGTTGGCAACGTAACCGGCAGCTACATCATTGGTAACGGTAGCCAATTGACAGGTATCAGCGCCGCGGTCAGCGTGAGCCAAATTCAAAATGGTACATCCAATGCCTTAATTGGTACCAGCGGGGGCAATTTCACCGTCAGTATTGGCGGCACAGCCAACGTGATTGTGGTTGATACTAGCACAATGTACGCCAACGTGGTCAGCGCACAAAGTATTGCACACACAGGTACCAACGCTGTGGGCAACATTGGTAGTTCCAGCAGTTACTTCAACAGATTGTTTGCCACTGCTACCACAGCACTTTATGCTGACGTTGCAGAACGCTTTGCCGCAGACGAAGTGCTTGAAGCAGGCACAGTGGTTGAACTAGGCGGCACACAAGAAATCACTAGATCCGTTACAGAATTAAGCGAAAATGTATTTGGTGTGATAAGTACTAGAGCGGCATACTTGATGAATGGTGGTGCTGGCGAAGACGACACACATCCTCCAGTTGCAATGACCGGACGTGT